TATATGCTGAATAAGCGGCTTTTGTAAAACCTTTTTTATCCAAGTCAACATGATACTTAAACTCCTGTAAGGTGTCGCATTGTTCTCTTATGCCTACTGTTTGTATAGCATTATCAATAAAGTGTTCTATCACATTGTCAAGCATTGTAATGAGATCACTGATGAATAACTGATCGTCTTTCCACTCATCAAAGTATTCTAGATTAACACTAGACAAACAACAGACTGCTGTTCGCTCCTCACTTGTCGGTAGAGTGATCTCAGAGCACAGGTTACTCTGGCGTACCTGTAGCCCCATGTCCCTCTGAGACTGCGGTAGAGCCTCGTTACAGCGGTCTAGATTGACAATGTAGGGTTCCCCTGTCTCTGCCCTAGTGTGTATTAGCTGCCACCACAAGTCCCTTGCTGGCACAGTCTTGATAGCTTGCTTAGACTTAGGGTCAATCAGCCGCCACTGGTCATCATTCTTAACGGCTGTGAGAAAGTCATCGTCAATAGTGATACCGTTGTGTAGATTAAGACACTTTCTATTAAGATCCCCTCCAGTAGTCTTTCGCATGGCAATAAATTCTTCAACCTCTGGATGACTGATGTCCATATATGCTGCATATGATCCTCGTCTTGTTACTCCTTGGTTGAACGCCAGCATCTGACTGTCAACTACGTGCATGAAAGGGATGCTACCAGTAGACTGACTACCGTTAGAAGTTGAAACACCATTACTTCTAACAGCACCCCAATATCCACCCAAGCCTCCACCGCCACTTGCCAACCATATGTTCTCATCGTACTGATCAGATAGCCCACGCCTTGAGTCAGGAACATAATTGAGAAAACAGCTAATAGGTAAACCACGCGTGGTTCCCCCGTTACTAAGTATAGGAGTGCTAAACCCGAACCAACTCTTGCTTGCGTAGTCGTAAAGTCGCTGTGCAAGATTGTAGTCAGTATGTCCTTGATACGTTGCAGTAAAGACTGAAGCACGAGCAAAAGCCTCTTGTGCATGAGTTTCATCCTCCCAGAAGTATCTGTCTTTTAGTGTCTCCAGTGAGAATACACTAAGATCTTGCTCCCTGTCGTAGTCAATCTGTATACCTAAGTAGTCCTGTACACCTGCCTTACTTGTCACTAGGGTACTCCAGCATGTAACTAATCAATCGTTCTTCGTACCAACGGGCTTTGCGTAGGTCTTCTATGGGCTTGTTCTTGTATCTAAAACGCCACAGGTACTTCAGTGAATTACCACGTAGGTATCCAATGTACTCGTCGGGCGTAAGCATGCCCTTGATGGCGTCTATACACTCCATACCTCCGTTGTTGTAGTGCTCTGGCTTGTGGACACTATCGAACTTTGTGCTCTTATCACTGAACACAGGGTGGTCATTAGCTGCGTTATCGGACTCATCTAGCCAAGCCAAGTCTCTTTTCCTGCTCTTACTCACTTTGTTCGATTCTTCTGGTGCTGCATCATCATTGTAGATATGATTCCATGTATCAGCCACAGGTGTAGCAGCTTTTTTTCTAAGTGCATTCCATTCTTCTGGTGTTGCATCATCAATGCTCTTGTTCTTCATCTTTCGTATCATCCTCTATATCTTCTTCAAACTTGTGTAGCCTGTTGATAAACTTATCCTCAAACCTGTCCAACAGTTCTTCGGAGGATATGTCTAGAGCCTCCACCAGATCATCAGCGTCGTATCGCACTAGTATGCGTTCTTTGATCTCATCCATTGTTAGTGACATGATTCATGTACTCATCAACTGTGTAAAACTCAAAACCTTCCTTATCACACCATTGTCCCATTGTTATCTTCGCTCCCTTGCGTACTTTCTTGTTAGGATCTGACAGTACAAATATCAGCTTGATAGGGTCTATACTGTCCCGTATCGAAGTGTACTTCTGTGTGTCTCCTGCCCTGAAAAACCCCTTGGTCTCTATGTAGTCACCTGTCTTCTTGTCTACAAAGTCAGGCTTGTATGTCCTGTGCATCACGTATGGCACATCGTATGGCTCGTACAGATACCTGCGTCTAGGCGCTAGCTCTGCAAATTTCTTCTCTAGCCCAGACCTATAGATGCTCTGCTTACGTGATCTCTTGGACTTTAGGCTCATTTACCACCTCCGTTAGAAACCTTGGCCCTGTCGAGTACAAAAAAGTACGCAGTTTTGGATAGCATGAGTGCTTGAAATGACAGTAGGAACAGGTTATGGGCAATCGCATATTTCCACTTTTGCCATCCGCCAGCGGCTCTGCGCACACTGGTGGTAGTTCCTCTGCCTCTACGAGCTTTTTTACATGGCGTATCCTCTCTGCTATGTCACCGTTGATAGCCTTGTATACTGGTGCTCCTGTGTCCTCTAGATCGTACTGTAGGTACGCTAAATGACCATTAGACTTGTCCATAGCCAACCAGCCGAACTTGGTCTCGCCTTCTGAGTGTGCGTATGCCTTGATCTGATCGACGTACCCAAACGGATCATCGTAGGCCAACGTAGCATTCTTGAACTTCTTGAAGCCGTAGGGACTTGCAGACTTAACGTCCGTCACTATACCATCAATCTTGCAGTCCATGTGCCCAGTGATACCCTCTACCTCACAGACCTTCTGCTCATCGGTAATCGTGTGTCCTGCCATGCGACACAGGAACAAGAGCATTTCCTCAATCAGGTGTCCGTACATGAACTTCACATACGTGTGCCCTTGAATCTCCTCTCCAGCGCCTGTGTCGTTGTAGTGGTGCCATAGGTATCTATCGTCCCTACCTATGTTGGACATGCGTAGCTTACGCCCATCACGAGGCGCATCAGGCATAAACTCAGTACGCATAAGCTGTTTGACGGCTTCTCCGAACTTGTCAATCTCAGCCTCAACGTCCACTGACTCATCAGCAGACTTTGTGGTCATAAGCTCGTAGATGTCATCGACAACTGTGCTAACTGTCTTCATTAAAATGTCCGTCCAGTATTCCTGTAGCGACAGGGTGCTGAATGTAGAACCACTCGCCCTTGCGTTCATGTGACTTCGCTAGAAGATCGTGTGCGGCCTTCTCAGCCTCACGTCGGTCATCAGTATTATATGCCTTAATCAACTCATAGTCTCTGTACGGAGAGCTAGTCTGGTACTGCTTGAGCCTATCCTCTGCGTCCACAGCCATCCCTACTTTACACCAGCCGGGGAATGCTGGGTTGACTATGATGTAGACTTGGCCTTCCTTCATTGTCTCATAAGATCCCAAGGCGCTGAAGGCAGCGTCACCTAGAGTCTTGTACCTTCCGGGCTTGTGCAGCGGATGGAACTTAGAGATCTCCTTACCGTTTACCCACATTCTACGGGCATCTCTAGCTTTAACAGCGTCAGGATTGTCTTTGTAGTACATAGGCTTACCAGTATTAGGATTCATTTTAGTGTGTTTCTGCCCAGCTTGTGCCAATTTGATACTCCCCTGCAAGTTTGCAGTTTAGGTTAAAGTGTATGCCTGCTGCCTCTAGACAAGAGACTGCTAGCTTCCCGAACTTATCTGCTTGTGATACTGGAACTTCGGTCTGGACTTCATCATGGATGTTACCTACGATCTTATAGTCCATACCCCATAGTTTAGCATACTTATCCAAGATAATCAAGGCTTGTTTCATCACCAGTGCTCCTGCGCTCTGCAACAGTGTGTTCAGTGCTGCATGCTCTGATCGTATCCATAGTCTCCTACCGTCTAGTCCATTGATCCAACCTTGTGCTGCCTCTTGAGCAACTCTTGTTTTAAGATCTGCATATGCTGGGAGATTACGCATAAATCGTTCTCTAAGCAGTCTACCAGCACCTGCGCCTCCTCCCGCCACCGCACCAAGTTTCGCATCTCCTGCTCCGTAGAGAAGGGCGTAGATGAAAGTTTTTGCTTGATCTCTTGATTCAAGCCCCGCAAGGTGCTGGTTAGCTGTGTGTATGTCACCTCCAATGACTTCATTTGTATAATCCTCGTCGTCCATGTAGTGGGCCAACATGCGTAGCTCTAATCCACTGGCGTCAAAACCCACGAGTTTATAACCGTCAGGCACTATCCAGCAGCGTCTACAATCTTCACCGTAGGGCGCTCTGGATGCAGGAACCTGCGCTAGGTTAGGCTTAGCGTGTGTCATTCTGCCAGTCACTGCACCATTGGTGTTGACCTTGCCATGCACACGGCCTGTATCGTCGTCCACTGCGTCTATCCAAGACTGCACCTGTGCTATGCGCTTCTGCACCATCAGGTACTCAGAGATGAGTGTAGCCTGTGGGATGTTTTTTATTCCCCCCAAGACCTTCTCATCAACCATCGCCTGTCCTGTCTCAGTGAACTTACAGGGCTTCCAACCATAGTATTGTAAGTATCTGCCAATCTGCTGTCGTGACCCCAAGTTAAACTCAGGGTAGTCTACTCTAGAAAAAGGGCCACCCACGGTCTCCCAAGAGTCTCCCAAGAACTTCAAACCTACGACAGAGATGGCTCCATCCTTTTTTACTTTTGGCTGTATCTCCTTGACAAATGTCGGTAGTGGTCTAAAAGCCTGCTGTACTGCATCCTCTAGATCGTTAAGTTTCTCACGCAGTGTAGCGACCAGTTCCGTAGCTCTCCTGTTGTCCAGCAGCCAGCCATTGCGCACTTGTTGTTGTGTAATGTCCTGCACCTGATGCTCTAGATCCACAGACTGCTCACTGAAGTTACGTAGATCCCACTCCAGCTTCTTGTAGAGTGCTGCTGTAACCTCTACGTCACGTCGGCAGTACTTCACCATCTCTGGCGATAGCTGCGACCAGTCACTGTGGTCACCCTTGGGAAACTGGAGTCTCTCACCCCATGCTCTCAGAGAGTGCCCACCGTCTAGCTGTGGATTCGCTAGGCGTGACATGACCAAGGTGTCCTTCACACGTTCTTTGTTGATGTCTATGTCCCACAGACGCTTTAGGACAGGAATGTCGTAGCCAAGTAGATTATGGCCTACCACATCATCATGTCCTCTGAGAGCGTACTCTAGGGACTCTGCGTCATAGTGATCCTGTAGCTCTCCGTCCTGCATGGTTACTACCACCCAGACCTTTGTAGGCTTCAGTCCATTAGTCTCTGCATCTAAAAAGATGGGACTACTAGAGGGCATTTGGCACCTCCTGTGGTTTTGCTGTTTCCGTCATCCTGCCTGTGACCTTATCGTACTTCAGCCAGCAGCAGGCTCCTGTGAGGCCAGCATAGCGATTCTTGAGCACACGCACTGTAGTCGTATTGCGTACCTGCTCATTGTCGTTCTGCTGGTCTCTCTCAAGCCCTATCACCATGTCCGATAGCTGTGCGATGGACTGTGAACCTCGTAGCTCACTCAGGCTGATCTGCCCACCGTCCTCGTGTGCACGGCCCTGAGTGCGCCTCAAGTGTGACACGAGAAACAGTCCTACGCCTAGCTCCTGCACCAGTGATCGTAGCTTGGTCATAATGGCGTCGATGGCCTTGCGCTCATCTCCATTATCCTGTGCTGACACCACGATGGACAGGTGGTCTAAAATGATCCACTTGCAGTCTAACGCTTTTGCCATGTAGCGCACGCGAGCCAACAGATTGTCTTCGCTTGTGCTTCCCCAGTGATCGAACAGGTAATAGCGACCAGTGCCCATAGTCTCCTCCCAGAAAGGGAAGGCAGCCTCAGGGTCTAGGTCTTCCTCTAGGTGCAATGGGCAGTCTGCCGCTATTGACATGATGCCAAGAGCAGTACGAGCAATGTCCTCCTCCAGCGCGAGGATGCCTATGTTGTCCTCCGTCGCGTTGAGCAGGTAGTACTCTAGCTCACGTATCATCTGACTCTTGCCCATACCGGAGCCACTAGTGATGGTCACCAGTTCGTAGGGACGAAAGCCCTTGGTGTGGGTGTTCAGCCCTTGCCACGGGTACGGGATGCTCTGCACCTTGATCTTGCTGGTGAGTGCTTCCCATGTGTCCCTACCACTGATGATGCCATCGGGCTGGTAGACTCTAGCGTCCCACCATGCGCTAGTGAAGTCTTTGATCTTGTTAGCCTGTAGCATGTCGCTAGCGTCCTTCATCGGCAGCTTAACGATTCTCAGCTTGTTAGGGCTAAATAGATCCTTGACTTCCTCAACGGCTTGCTGTCCGGCCTTGTCGTTGTCAAAGCACAACACGACATTCTCATAGCCCTCCAGCCACTCTAGCTGCTCCTTGATCTCCTTAGCGGCTGCGGAGGCACCAGAACGTAGGGACACTACGTCATACTTGCCACCAACCATCTCAGAGACCGACAGGCAGTCTAGCTCACCCTCAGTGATCGTCAGGTACTTACCACGGCCTTTGCACACCTGCTGACCGAACAAGCCGACACCCTCGACGCTACCAGTGACAAAGAAGTCTTTGCTTCTCACTAGGCGTACTTTGGTGCCCTTGATCTCATCGGCATCGCTGGCGTGATAGGGATAGATGTGCTTCGATATTTTACCCTGCGAGTCATACTCAACCGTCACTCCGTACTTTTTGCACGTGTTCTGGCTGATACGTCTGTCAGGAATATCGGCAATGACTCCTGTTACTTCCAATTTTCTCCTCAATGGCGTAGGTTCTGCCATAGGTTTGTCCGTTGGTCTGCCTACGGCGTAACAGGAGAAGCAATAGCTTCCCCCATCACTGTAGACTGCCTTAGCATCGGAGGAGCCACACTTGTCGCACGGCTCATGTCCGACGAATTTAGAGTGCTGAGTCAACGCCTGCGGCTCCCATCTCCAACACGCGAATACCGTCCATGTACACAGGCACTCCGTACACTGGGTGTTCATTCCCGTACTTGTACGATATGCGCACTGTGGAGCCAGAGGGGACATCACCTGCGATAGGCTCACCCTCTGCGTCAATGACACGCACCGGATACTTGCTAGCAAACTTACGCTGCAAGATAGCATCGGAACCCTCTCCATATGACTTCAAGCGAACACCCTTGCTCGACAGTTCGTTGCTGGTCTCATCGTTGAGAGTCAGCGTCACAGTATACCGACCAGTGTCCTTGCCTTCGTACACTTCGGTCTCTTTGATGTTAACGAACATTGCTTTGCCTTCAATTATCGCCATCTATAGTTCTCCTGTATGTAGCGATTGAACAATTGTGTATGGTTTTTTTGTCCATACACTAGTATTATACACCCTGCGCCCTCATAACGCAAGCTCTGTTTGCACATATGCTTTATATTCTGGTTCCTCCTGTTGAAAAATAGCCTCGTTAGACTCGTGTAAGCACTCGTCGCACAAGTCAAGAAACTCATCGGACACTCTGTCCTTACGCTTTAACTCGTGGTCTTCCAGTAGTGCGTTGCATGCTTTGCATCTCATGGTATTCTCCTAATCCTCGACTAACAT